CTACACGTATGGCGCCACGTTGCGGGCCGAACAGCGGCGTTACTGGCCCGACCATCCTGACCCCGCGGCGCTGGCCGCCCTGGTTGAACAGGAATCATGCGTGTCGCTCAAATCCCCCAAGTGCTGGAACCCTGGCGCCAGGTTAAAGACTGACCGCGAAGAGGGCGCCGGCATGGGGCAGATTACCCGGGCCTATCGTGCCGACGGTTCTTTGCGCTTTGACGCCTTGGCGGACCTTCGGGACCAATACGGCCAAGAGCTTGGGGGCCTGTCCTGGGATACCGTCTATCAGCGCCCCGACCTGCAATTGCGGGCCTTGGTGCTTATGTCCCGCGATGCGGCCCGCCCCTTTCGTGCTTCGGCCGCCTGGTTGCAATTCGGGGACGCTGGATATAACGGCGGGGTCGCCGGGGTTCAAAAAGAGCGTCGAGCGTGCAAACTGTCCGCCGGCTGTGACCCGGCCCAATGGTTCGGCCATGTGGAAGCCCATTGCCTCAAGTCCCGGCAACCCCTGTACGGCAACCGCTCCGCATGCGATATCAACCGCCAGCACGTCCGGGGCGTCTTCATTGAACGCCGGCCCAAGTACGTGGGGACGATATGAACCGCCTTGTCGGCCTGATTACCGGGAATCCGACCCTTTTGCTGTGGCTTGCGCTGGGCTCTTTTGCCTTGGGGCTGGCTTCTGGTGCAGGCGGCGCGTGGACGGTTCAAGGCTGGCGCTTGGATGCTGTGCAAGCCGAATTTGACGGCTTCGCGGCCACGGTCAAGGCGCAAGGGGAAGCCGCGGAGAAATTGGCAAAAGCCAAAGCGGACGAAGACAAACGGAATAAGGAAAGGGTTGACCGTGAATATAAAACAACTATTGCCGGCCTTGCTGCTGACGTTAAGCGGTTGCGCGACGACCGTGCCCGTAGCGGTTACGTGCCCGCCGCCCCCGCCGGTTCCCGAAGTCCTGGCCTTGCCTGTTTCGACCGCGCCGAGCTTGAGCAAGCGTTACGACGATTCGATGAAGAAATTACGGGACTCTTTGCAGAAGGCGACGCGGACGCCGTAGGGCTTAATTCGGCGCGGGAATGGGCGCAAACTCTCCGCACCAGCCTACATTAAGCATCGACGGGAAGAACGCAATAACGCCTTGCATTCCAGCAATCGGGGTCGGCGGATTGCGACGGCAAATGCCTTGGTCGTCACTTTCAGCCATGAAAAATTTGCATTTCTTGCAGCATTCGGTCGGCAACTCCGCGGGCTTCACGGCTTCCAGCTTGGGTTTCTTGGGGGTCTTCGTGGTCATGGTTTCTTCCTTTGGTTAAATGATGCGGTAAGTTTAGATAAATTATTTAGCGTTGTCAACGACGGCATTCGTTCCGGTACGTCCCTTGATAATCCGGCCAGTGCCCGGCCTTGACCATTTCGCAATAGTGCGCATGGTCGGCCTGTTCCGCTTCAAAATCCCAGCGGCCGACCGCACCAAACACGATAAAAAGCGCAATCCCGAGCGCGAAGGCTTCAAGTCTTGTAATCATAGCTCTACCCTATCCAGAAAAACGCGATATGCCGCCTGAATCCCGGCCGTGTGGCCGCCGTTTGCATTCGCCCGATACGCCTTATCCATTTCCGCTGCAAGTTCAACAGGGAGCCTATCCGGTAGCCTGGCGGGGCTTTTGGCAACCCGGGGGGCCGCGTCAAATTCCGCGACCGCTTTCACGGTCTTGGAGCGCCGGTCGACCTTGCGGCAATCCGGCGGCTCCGGGTCGTTCGTGTCCCATGTGAGCCCACACGCGGCGCAAATGATTTGGTCGCCGTATTGGCGGGCCAGGCAACCGGGGCGCCGGCTCATTTTTGCGCGGCCTTCCAAGCCTTATACCAAGGCGCCATGTAAATGGCCGAGCGGGTCAAACCGACCTTGGCCGCCGCGGCATAGGGCGTCATGCCCTGTTCCGTTACCAGCTTGCGGGCCTTCGCCATTGCGGCGGATTCGCGGGCGGCCATTATTCAGCCCCCAGCAATTCGACAAGCCCTTGGAGCGTGTGGCCGGCCTTTTTGATATCCAGCATGCCCCCCTTGTCCTGTTCCCGTGCCAGGTAGGCAATTGCGGTCCCCTTCATGTACCCGCGGAACTCTTCGGGCGTGAGCCAGCGGCGCAAGACTTCCCACGGCTGATATTCGCCCAATTTCTTGTAATGGTCCCCGCCCTCTTGCACGTCAAGCGCGGACACTGTGGCGGCCACGGCTTCCGGCCGGCCTATGGCGCCGCCTTCGTCAACGATAAATACTTGCGACACTTCGTCCGTGTTGATTGTCCCTTTACCGCCCGCGCCCTGGTAAGCGGTCAATTCCGGCGTCGAACTGCTGACGATAAAGACAAGGCTGCTTTCACGGTCAATGAGTTTTGCCCCTGTTTTGTAAATCACTTGTTGCACTCCTTCACGATGAATTCCCGGGCCGCTTCGTACACGGCGCCGTCCCACGGTTTGCGCATGCCGGTCGGTTGCAACCGCAATGCAATGTATTCGACGGCCTTGTGCGCAACCGCCCGGTCGTGCTTGACGACCATCATATCGCCCCAATAATCGACGGCATAGTGCAAGGCATTTGCCGAAGGGTACAGGGCGTCGGGCGTGGCGTAGATATAGGCGCGATAGGCCAGCATTCCGCCAAGCTGGCACGGGCTGGCGCTGGCTTGCTCCGGGGGCGGGGCGGGCCGTTCGGCCGGCGGCGTGCATGCGACGATAGTCCCGTCGGGCTTGAACTGCTGACAGGCAGCGGAAGCCGTGGCGGCCACACTGGCAAGCATGAGGGCAAAGATAAATTTGCGCATGGTCATTTCTCCTTTTTCGGGTTAAGTATTTGGTCCAATTCTTCCCGCCCATATTCCGCGGCATTTGCTACTTGTTGCCCAAGTTCGGTAAGTTCCTTGGCTATCGCGTGGGCTTCCGCCTTGTTGTCACCCTTGAGCTTTTCGCCAAGTTCAAACACCCGGTCGGCCAGCTTTTCTAAAAAATCCTCTTCGGGATATTGTGCGATTGCCTCAGACACCCCGGCTTCAATCGTGTCGACTTCGGGACGTTCGGCCAATTCTTCCGCCAGGCGTTCGCAACGGGCGATCAATTCCAATTCGACCGGCGTCCGCATAATTGACGGTTCGCACTCAAGCGACCGGATTAAATGGTCGGTATCCATGCAGGCCATAAGGCCGGGATTCAGTATTAGCACGGCTTTACACTGATGCGGCGGGCGCCAGGAAAGCGGTCGATTGCATCAATGACGGCGTCGCAACTGTGAGCAAAGACGCCTTCATATTTCTGGCCGTCGACCGTAATGGAAAATTTGCGCATGGGTTCTTCCTTTGTTGTGAGTTGATGGGGAAAGTATAGGTGAATTATTTACCCACGTCAACACCTAAGTCGCGCAAAATTGCTTCGGCCTTGGACACGTACCACGCATAGTCGATATCGTCCGGGAATTCGTCCGGTAGCGTCATGCACGGCATGGCCCCGTAACTCCCGCCGACAAGGTTGCCATTCGTGGCATAGACGATGGGGCCGGGGCTCCGCGTGCCGTAATACCAGCGAATGACCTTGCCGAGATATTCCGGCCGCTGAGGCTCAAAGCAAGCCGTGTACGCTGTGGCGGCCGGCGCCAGCACGTCCCCGCGGCGCCATTGGCGGCCGTCTTTGACCCAGCCGCACGCCTGCAACGTGCCGACCATGTCCATGACCCTGGCACCCTTGCGCGGACCTTCGCCCCACATTTTCACGGCGCCCCCGGCGACCTTCTGAATGGTCACAAATTTGGTAATGTCCCGGCACGCTGAAATGGTGTAGAGCAACGGGATTCCTTCGGCCAGGTAGGCGGCCACGGCGTCACTACAAATTTCCGTGTCGGGGGACTTCTTCATAATCAAACTTGCCTTGGCGTACTCGCCTTTGCGCTTGATATCGTCCGGGGTCTTGATTGCGAAATAGGCGTTCACGTCCCGCGCATAAAGAGCGACATAATCTTCCGTTTCCATCGTCAAGCCCGTGCGCTTCTCCCATTCCTTAATCAGCCAATCGGACGTCGGGATAAGGTGGCGCGGGCACTTAATGACGATGCCGTCGGTATTGGCCGACACGACCGGAATGCCGTAATGTTCAAGCCATTCGATCAGCATCAAAATTGAAAGCTGGCCGCTGACCGTTGTTTGAATCAACATTTCCGGCGCAAATAGCACGCTGTAGGGGCTCCCGGTTTTGCCGAAAGTCCCGTTAATCATAATCTTGCCGCCGCCCTCTCCGGTCTTCGCGTCTTCATATTCAACCGTGCCCGTGAAGCCCTGTTTTTCCAGTTTCTTGGCAAGCGCCTTTGCGTCCAAACGTTCGTCCACAATGGCTTCAAATTCAACCGCAAACGCCCGGCCCAATGCCGGCGGCACTTCGCCCGAATTCAGGATAAGCCGCGGGTAATAGCTGGCGACGTCGGGCATGCGGATTTGATAGTGTTCGTCGCTTATGAATGCGACGCTCTTTTCCTGGCTGTGCAAGCCGCCGATGCCGAGCTTATAGGTCGTTTGCCCGATGGTTACGGTAAGGCCCTCAAGCTGTGGGGGCAGCGGAACGCACTTGCCCTTTACATCATCGCCCCCGCCGCCATACATGCTTTTGGGCGGGTTGATCGTGAAGACCGCCGACCGCACCATTTCTAGCGCGTGTTGCAATTGCGGCGATTGGTAGGCGATGAACTCCGGCACCTTGAAGCGGAATTTAAGCCCCCAATCAATGTTCGGCTTGAAGATGCGTTGCCCCAATGCCTGTTCGCATCGGCGCTTCAATACGGCTTCCGCGACCTGGGCATCGGACTTGCTCCGAAGGTCCAAGCCGTAACGCTTGCTTAATGCTTCACGCATGCGGATTTGCGGCGCCACGGCATCAAACAGGGCTTCAAGCTGGCCTAAATCGTTTTCGCAATACGTGTCGACTTCCACTATTTCCGGTTCGCTCAGATAGTGGTCGGGCTCATAGGGTAGGTCGCGCATCGTCTTGTAATGGATGCGGCCGGCAAACAGCTTTTGGGAGCCGGCGCCGGGGACTACTTCCATAATGTCGATGTGGTCCGCCGGGGACCATTCGGGCAAACCGAGTTCCCACGGCTTCACCTTTTCAACGATGATGCGGTCGTTTTGCCATTTCAATTGTTCGGCCGTGTAGCCCATGAAAGCCGATATCAGCATGGGCACGTCGTAGCGCAAGCCGTTGAAGCTAACGACCGTATAGGCTTCAAACAGCAAGCGCATGCGGTCGATGGTCACAGGGTCAAACGATTGGCCCGCCCGGAGCCGGAAGCCATACGCCTGGCCGCCCCGTGGCCGGAACTTCAACAGCCAGTAATTCGGGAAACATTCCGTGTCGAAGAAGGCCACGGGGCGGGATGCTGCGGCCGGCGGGGGCGGCGGTGCAATTAGCATGCGTCCCCCAGCACAGTAACGGCGACGCCAACGTCGGTAAACATCGCTTGCGCCTCTCGCATTTCAAGTGCCCAACGTTCAACGAAGTCGACGGGGGGCAGTTCATAGACAACCCGAACAATTCCAGCTTGTACCAGCTTTGCGGCGCACCTGGCGCACGGCGGCCGGGTCACATAAACCGACATGCCGGTAACGTCCCGGCGGGCAAATAAAAGGGCGTTTTCTTCCGCGTGAATCGTCCGCAACAATTTGACTTCCCGGTCGACCGGGGCATCATTGACGCAACGGGGAAAGCCGTTAAATCCGGTTGAAACTATGCGCTTATCATTGTCGACAATGACGGCGCCAACCTGGGTCGACGGGTCTTTGCTCCAACTGGCAACCAGCCGGGCAAGGTCCATAAAACGGCTATCCCATTTGCTCATGGTTAAAACTCTTTCACGTACTTGGGGTCGTTCGGGGCGCTAGGCGGTATCGGGGCCGGGGTAAGGTCAATAACGAAGCATCCGGCGATTTTGCCCGCTTGCTTGCCGTCGGCCCATGCTTGCAGGGCAAAACGTTCGGTCGCATTTTCCGGCTTAATTACGAGGTCGCCCCGCGTGTTGAGTTCAGCTTTCATTCCATTTACTCTCCTATAGGGAGCCCGGCCCCGAAGGGCCAGGCGGTTGCGATTAGGCCAGCATCAGGCCGTTTTGTACCAGAAGTGCGTCGGTCCAACCTTGGGCGACGTAGGACTCATAGGGGATACCTTGAGCCGCGGCCGTCATTTGACGCACGGGAGCCGCCGGGGCGGGCGGGGGTGCCATCGGAGCCGGATCCGGCGGGGGAACCTGCACGAAACCCGGATTAGGCGTAACCGGGATGGGCGCCGGGCTAGAAGG